TGCTGCATTTGTAGCAAAGCTAACTGAGCTTTAGTACGCTCTGCTTCTTGAGCAACCTTATCAGGAAATAATTTATCAATAATCTTTGATCCAAAATCAAATATAGAGCCTAATCCAGTTAAGTCAGCCATGGTGTTCCAATCATTTATGTTCCTGGGGTTAATAAGTAGTGTCCACTTACCCATAGAATAGATGTTGCAGTAAGGTTTGCTACTGGCATATTAGAAGCGGTAACATTACTACCTTCTTCATAAATATCTATAATATTAGTATTTGCATCCAGTCTGCCAAATGCATGTGTTCTAGAAGCGGATAGGGTCACATTCTGTAAAGCTACATTACAGACAATATTATTAAGAGTAACATTCTGACTAGTTGGTAAACCAACAAGATTAACTCTTACTGTACCAGTCATACCAGCGTCTAGTGCAGATACACGAACAACGGCATTAAAATGGACTATATTATCGATTCTAGTATAGTATCCATTTTGCCAAACATATGTATTTGCAGCCGTACCTCCAGTTCCCGTCAAAGTTGGTGTAAAACTAGTACTTTCATTTCTTACTAAGTTATATACAGTTCCGTTTATCGTTGCATTATCAAAATATTTTACACTACTAGAATTAAATACATTTCCTGTCGTTGGTAGAGTAGTATCAAGTACTCTTACAGTATGCAAAACATATCCAGCATTGATAATGTCAGTAGTACTTCCTGTACGGCATGATTTCATGATTAAGGTTGCTTGTGTATTGTCATACTCTACACCCTTAGTTCCATTAAAATAGCACGTTTCAGTTGTAATATTTGAGCCACTTCCTTTGATTGCTGGAACCGTACTACCACCCTCAAAGTATGTATCCTTAAAGCTACATGGATTAGCTGCTTTTAGGTAGACCTTTGCTATAGTCGGGCCTGGGTCGAATACACAGTCTGGGAAGGATAGCACTGATATACGAACAGCAGGATTAGCATAAACATCATAGTCTGTGTTACTACCCCAGTAGCATTGTGAGAACGTCACAGCATTGATATAACCATTATCACCACCATCTGTCAGTGGAGAGGCGTCTACTCCTCTCTTGCATCCACGGAACTCACACCCGATCATGCGGGCGTTGAAGATACTGTTGATGAACAGTCCAACCTTGGCCTGATAGAACCTCACATTGCGTAGGCGGATATTGCCGGTGAAGGTATACGTACCCCCTGTGAGAGAGGCTAGTGTTCCACTGGTGGCCGAGTCTCCGTAGATACGTAGGTTCTCCAGTTGTGTGTTTCCGGTAAGTGAGAAGAAAACGACATCCCCCGCAACTGACGTCTTACACAGAATACCAGGCTGATCGAGCGTGTCACCATAAATGATCACACCACGAGGGATACTCAGAGAACCTGTGATGATGTACTGGTTTCCTGTGTAGGGCACATAAATACGCATAGCTCCACTGGCCAGGGCTGCAACGAACGCAGCCGTATCATCTGTGACTCCATCTCCTTTAGCACCATAGTCTTTAACACTAACTGAGTAATTAATCCTATTGTAAAGTTTTGTACCAGGAATGGCAGTATCATTGTATACTAAATCATTTACATCATTTAACCAATCTGCTGGTACAGCAGTAACTCCATTTACAAATGTTGTATCACTCATTATTTTCCTTATTTATGTTGAAGTACCAGCGACCATACATCCAGCTATTGCTAATCCAGCTACACTAGTGGGAATAATTGGACAATACTGCATAAAGTTATCTATAGTATGCCTATCCGCTTGAGCACAGTCTGCTGTACCAATATCTGCCTGACCTTGAATTGTGATCTGTGTACAGACATATGTAAAAGTATACTTCTCTGGACGAGTCCATGGAGGTACAACAACTTCCTCTCTTACTTTGATAAAATCTTGTGGGTGGCGGAGTTCCCAATCCTTATGGCAAACCTTTAATCCATCCCACCGATCTTGAAGTTTATCGGAAGGGAAACGGAATCCGCATACATCACAAATAGATACCCATGTACCGGGCCATTTCCCTTTATATGTCATTGTTTAAGTCTTTCAATTTCTTTATTCAAGTCAATCTTCATTGAATCTAAACGAACAAATAGTTCTTCTTTAAATTCTCTGAAGTCCTCTTTCTTGATATATTCATCTTTAATCTTATCGATAGCCTCTTGATGAGTTTTTAACTTATCTCTTAGATCGTCACTAGCATACTTCATAAAGAACATAATCATGCCCATAAGAAAATTAGCAACTAACGAAAAGATTGACAATACTGCTGTTAATTCCATAAATCATTTTATCCCCATAAACTAGCGTGTGGGAATGCTAAGTAGCAGGTTCCATTAACAGTAGTAACGTTACCAAAGTTAATCAGATACAGGATATGTGTAGCTCCTGGAGGAGCATCAGCAAAAGTTCCCCATGCGCCTAATTTTTGATCTTGCCAAACATCTTTTGTGTAAGTTGCTGGATCAATCGTAACAGAGGAGAATGATGTGAATGTTTCAGTAACTTGTGGGACGCCATTGGCATCTCGATCCTGAGACATTCTAGCGAACTGTGCAGTAACAAAGAAAGCTCCTGCTGCCATACCTGCTGTCGTAGGAATCATAAATTCCATTTTAGTAGAAACACGACGATCAGGGGGAACAGGGATAGCACAAGCTGCAGTAAATCTACCTACAGAACCAGTGGTTCCAACTAACTTAGTGAATACAATAGCTTTAGCTACAGTACCAGTAATACTTGTACTTGCTACAGTCTGAGTTGTGTCAACTAGGTAAGTACCTGCGCCACCAGTAGTGCCAGTAAGCTGGCCAATAATCTTAGTACCAGCAGTAACTCCTGTGCCAGACAGAACCATATCTCTAACAAACGCACCAGTAACGGTACCACCAACAGTTAAAACTTCACCAGAAATAGTAGATGTAGTCCCAGTTGCATTTCCAATTGGAGGAGTAGCAATAGCAATCGTACCGTTAGTACCAGTGTATCTATTATTAGGAATAGTATCATTAGTATCAAGGTTGATCCACCAAGTTTGCTGCTTACCAAGAGCACCAGAAAAAGCTGAGTCACCAAACAGATTAGAACGACTCTGGTTATTTAACCGAGCGTTCATTGATGGTTCGCTACCTTGTCGCATAATAAATCCAGGCTTAACTCGACCTGGACCATCCCATAACAAGTCACAAGTGTTAAGGAAGTTCGTAGCATACACGTTATCAAAAATAACGTGAGAGCCAGAATGACGTACCTTGATTAGTCTGTAGTAAGCGTAAGGACCAGATCCACCGGAGCTATTAATGTCAAACACACCCCCAACAAATCTTACAATGCTGCCATCACCATCAACATCAATAAAGCAGTCTCTGGTTGTGATTGCGCTACAAGTTACAGTAGTTGTACCAGCAACTCCAGAAACACAAGGAATATTTCCCATAGTTCTTGGTTGAATCTTATAGCAAGAGTTTGCCACATCTCTAATCAACTCAACTGGTTGTCCATTGACCCATTGTCCTATAGTTGGATTGGAAGTACCATTAGACCTTTTAACGGCAATAGGACCAGAACCACCAACATTTAATGTAATAGCCCCAGTTTGAGTAGACACCGGAACAATAGTAAATCTAGCCCCATCTACAGTAGTATCCAACGCTTGGAAAGCTGCACGAATATCAGAACCAGACCCATTAAGAATATAGTTGTCATTGTCTTCCGCCAGGTTCTTACCACGGTTTTCAGGGTGGCAACCAAAGAAAGTTACACGAGCTGAATTAGTTACTAGGATAAGTTGTCTAGAGTAATCCCAAGAAACACCGTAAAAAGACCATTCAGAAGATGCATCATCAATACGGATGATACAATAGCATAGATCAAACACACCACCAAAAATGGAGCAGTTCTCACCAGCGTCATTACCTGCCTCTTGCCACAAGCCATACGTACAATTATAAACTTGAAGGCCATGAAGATCGGTAAGATAGAACTGGTCACGACCACCTAATCCAGTCTCAAACTCATGAATGTAAACATTCTTGAAAGAAGGTTTTGGAGCATTAAGCGAACCTCCTGTAGAGTTAACCCAGATCCCCTTAGAGCCAGAGGCTGTCTTACCAGGACCAATCAGTTCAAATCCTTCATAGATTCTAGTCTTGGATTTTCTAACGTTAGTTCCGCCAGTTGCTCCAGAAATATAATCAAAAGTCAAACCAATGGTAACAGCGGAAGCATCAATAACACTCATATTACCCACAATACTGGTAGTATAAATATTAACAGACACATTACGTGTTAGGGTATATGTAGCCCCAGGTTGTAGATAAACTACCGACGGAATGAATCCGGCATTAGCTGCTTCAATCGCATTTTCCAGTGATCCAGCAACAGATGGATTTACGTAGTTGGTAGCATTACCACTAGTTCCAGCGCCACTACCAGAAATGTTGGTATTAACAATTACTGACATTGTTATACCCCCATCTTAACCACTACGGTAGCACCAGTGCCACTAATAGCAGTCACATTGGCTCGGACCCATTTCCAAGGGGCTGCACTTGTAAACCCGTCAGAAGCAGAGGTAGTTCCTGATAGGGTAATTGTACCCATAGGAGTAGCAACCCAATTAGTCCCATCATTTGATACTTCAATATTAACTGTAGCAGTTACAGCTCCAGTACCTGTCACTATGGCTTGAAATGTGGAGTAAGGGGAATCTTTGTAGACTCCTGGTTGAACTCCAGTAGAAGTTACTCCACTAGTAGTATTAGTTTCAGGAGTAAGATTATAAACCTTACCAGACTTTAGCCAAACATTATTTGACATTTTGATCTCCCCAAGAGATGAAAGGCGGGCTCACCACCCGCCCCAAATTAACGAACGTACTGAATTTCTAGGTAGATTTCACCTGAAGTTGGAGTACCAGTAGTAGATGTACCAGCTACATAGATAGGAATGTCTCCACCTAATGGAATACTATATGCTTGTAGAATTCCAGTTACTGGGGATAGAATTGCTTGTGTACCGACAGTAGTAAACACATTGAATGCATTTACAAACTCGGTACCACCAGAAGTAGAGCCTATGCTTAGGGTAGCAGCAGAAATACTGTTGCCAGCTAGTTTGGTCTGATTCCAGTATTTGAAACCTAGAATAGAGGCATCAGCAGGTAGCCGAGCAACTAGAGTGTTAACACCAGAGGTTGAGAAGTTAGCATAAGTAAGTTTGATTACCTTAGTAACGACATCCTTTACCTGAAATGTTGGGAATGGACCCGCTGAGTTGGGATCTGAGAAAATTAAAGCCATAATTATTCCTTGAAAAAATAAACCCGCCGAGGGATTAGCCAGGGCGGGTTATGTTTAGTTAGGCACCTTGGCTACCATAGATAGCACGGGGATCAGTCCAACCGAAACTATAACGAGCAGAGGCCTTATACTTAGCGTTTTCGGTATCGAAGTCTTCATCCATTCCGAATTCATCACCACGACGTTCAAAATACTTCAGACCATGTTGCACATCAGTGCGGATGAACCAAGCGTCTTGATCAGTTAGATAGTGATTAACAATAATCTTGGGAATTAGTCCCATTGCCTTTAGAGCATTCAGATCGTTGTTATCCGTACCAACTCGGCCATCAGTCTTAAGAATACGCTGGGCTTCAAAAGCTAGTTGACGAGGAATAATCAGGGACTTAGGCAGAACCTTGATCAGAAGACCGCGGTCATTAGTAAATCCAGCGATATCGATACAAGCTTGTTCTAGTGATGCTTCTGATAGGTCAGCAGCAGTTGCAATAATGTTACTCCAAGTACCACCAGCAAAGTTAGGGTGACTAGAAGCAATCATTTGCACTGCATCACCACCAGTATAGTTAGAATCAAAAGCGCGGTTATAAACGTTAGCACCGTTGATTTCTTTAGTCTGACGCATAGAGAAGGCTAGGCCTTGTGCTTTACGCTGACCAACCACATCATACTGGTCGTCTTCGTAGATTTCGCGTGTGATGATGAAACCCAGTCCAAAGACAGTGTGGTTATACCGAGTGATGAAGCCCTGACGTTCGCTGTCATAAGTGATGGCAGCACCTTCACCCTTTTTGACTGCTAGGCCAAAAGAGCTGATACCAACATCTTCTTCAAACTGCTTACGTGAAGTATATGTATCGAATAGATCAGTATATTCTACTGGATATTCGTCATAAGCTTTACCATACCATGCGTTAATACCGGGCCATAGGGCCTTAGCAAACGAGGAACTATTAATAACTGACATGTGTTATTCCTTTCTAAAATTAAGTACCAGAAGTACCAGCGCCACCAAAGATATTGGTATTGAGAGTTACTAGTAGTTTCCAGTTAGAAGAATCAGACATGTCTTGATCAGGACGTTGTAGCACGCCGATAATCTTCAGGGGAAGGGTTGGGGTTGCTGCTTTTGTGGACATCTTAGCAGTAAATGCAGACATACCAGTCGTAGTTGAACCTGCAGTATAATTCAGACCGACGTTGAGACCGATATCAGTAATAGCGGTAGCAGCATCAGCTTGAATTTCGTATACTAGTGTAGGATCAACAGCTACAAAAGCTGTGCGAGCAGTAGAAGCTGCACGATAACCAGATGGGGAATTTAGATTTGAATAATCAGGTACAAATCCTAGTACAACACCCAGATGTAGATCAGCATCAGCAGTTGATGCAACTACTTGAGCAACACCATTTGCATCAGCCGTTCCACCAAATTTTACCAGGTCGCCAGTAAAGGCAGCTTGGCTGTCTCCCGTTAGGAAGGCAAAAGTTTCAGTCTGACCATTCCAAGGGGCACCAGATAGGTGACGCACTGGACGCAGACCTTTAATTCGACTTACGTTAGCCATTTATTTCTCCATTAATTGCCAACGTATGTAATATGTTTAATCTCTTGTAATAGAAAGAGTTCCATAGTTACCACGTTTAGCATCTTCTTTCATTGTATCTTCCAATGCATCGAGGTGGTCAGCTTTAGCACGTTGATCTTCTTCATACCAATCTTTAGGGATTCGCATAACGATACCTTTAGTACCTTGGCCAACTGAAATCTCAGCAGCAGAACCTGTAGCAGAGGCAGTATCAGCTCGTTTGTCACCAATTTTGACAGACTTAGCATCAACGACTTCCCAGCCATTTTGTTTGAATGCATCAACACGGTCATCCGTGTCGTTTACAATTCTGTACTCATAATTAGAATCCTTATTATGAACCGTTAGACGGTTACGGGTTCCTACTGGAGTACGTTTTACACGCCCTCTGGGGCTCTTGACGAGGTTTTCAGCCATTATTCTAATCCCTTCACTTTACGAAGATCGGCAATATACTTTTCTTTGGTCATGGTGCCACTACGGACTAGCGTATTCATAATATTACGCTCTTGATCAGTTAGTTCAAATTCACCAGAGTCTTTTACTCCGGACCCCCGCTTGCTAGAATTGCCTTCTACAGTAGGGGCAGAATCCTTATTTGGATTTCTGAATTTATTAGGAAACTCTTTACGAACTTCTTCTTCAACACGTTTTAGAATTTCGTTACGAGACACACCCTGTGCGTGTAGCTTCATACCAACATCATCTGCAAATGCAGCCATATGTTTATATGATTCATACCAAGGATTTTTGTTTACCCAACTTTGAAATTCTGGATTAACAACTGGTTCAGGTTCAATCCTAAGTTGTGCAGTTTGTTTAATCTCTTTAGCTTGTTCTTTAAAAGTATCAATTTGATCTTCTAAAGCTTCAAACTTATCAATATCTCCATCTACTAGAGCTTGCTTTCGAGCATCCTTAAGATCCTTAATTGCTCGTGTATATTCAGTTTCTCGGACCTTAGAATAATGCTCTTGCATTGCTTCTAGTGCTTTACGCACTGCCTTAAGTTCCTTGCTTTGAGATTCAATTCGTTTGATGGGTTCATCAAGGGCTAGGAATACTTCTGCTGATTTCCACCGTTGTGGATCTCCAGTGTATTCTTCCTTTGGTACCCACCCAAGTTCTGTGGCTCGTTGTTCAACATCAGACAATACTGGTGCTTCGACCTGTTTCTGTTCTGTGTTTGTTTGAATGTCTTCACTCATATTATTCCTTTACTAGTTTGCAAATAACATCTTCATCATTTAGAATGAGGTATGTTTCTACCGAATCTGGATCTTTAATCAGTTTACCACCATGTCTTGCATAGGCAACTAGATCACCAATAGCACACCATGGTTCTCCACCAAAATCTTTAAATGCTGTAGAACCAATATCGAGAACAATACCTTTATCAACGGCAATCTGTTCTTTCTTTAGTTCTAATTCTGGAATCTCGATTCCGATCGCTCGTGCGGCTCGGAACGTATCATCTACATCTTCAATCTTTTGTGGTTTTACTAGGATTCTATGTCCTAATGGAATAAACTTCATTCTGGATCTCCCCAGTCAGTATTTGCAATATCTTTTAATGCTTGAATATACCCCTGACGAAACTTAATTCGTTCTACATCAGAATCATCAAATTCTTCTCTAATTTCAAAGACACGCTTTGCAATTTGAGTAAAGAACTCTTTGGTTACCGGGTATGATTGCCACTCTTGGAATTCTTGCTTGGTAACGATTTTGCCATCTCCTTAGCTTGTGATAACTTTTGTGCATGCGTATCTTGTGCATGTTGCATCTGCTGTTGATGCTGGGCCTGCGCTTGAACCATATTAGCTGCTGTACGATGGTACTCTGCAGCCTGTTGGACTTGTGCTTGGGCTTGTTTACTCTGCATTTCGAGGGCATGTTGCTGTGCATTCATTGCCATCTGTTGCTGTTTGTCTCTTGATTCCAACTCCATTTTTTGCTGGTTCATTTGTGATTGCATCTGCATCTTCTGAGTTTCCATCTGTCCCTTCATTTGAAGTTCTAGGACTTTTGGATCAGGTTGTGGAGGAGGTGGAGCACCTGTCTGTTGAACTTGTTGTGTAAATAGTTTTTCGTAGTTTGGTTGCTCTTGGGCAACTAGAACACGTCTAATTACTTCTACAGGATCTAGAATACCCGTCGGTAATAGTTCTAGTAATGCTTGGGCTTTCTGCATCTTCTCTGAAGAAGATACTGCATTTGGATCTGCACCAGGGCAGACATCGTAGTCAGAATCATTGAAATCATCTGGACCAATAGTAGAATCTAGTACTTGGACATATGTATTTGGATCAAGATATGTCTCATTCAGTTCATAAATCTTCTTAAACTCTTTTCCAAGGCTTCTAAAGATTCGTTTGTAAACTGCGGTAAATACCTTCATACCTTGCTCTACAGATGCCATAGTTGTAGTAGCAGGAGTATTCTGTCCTGGCATCTTGCCAGTAAAAATTTCTGCTACACTAGCTAACTCCTTACCAGAGGTAATTAAAGCCGTCATAAGCTCAAATAAGACCTTTGATGGTTCTTTTGTGGGCAGGGGTACAATCTGTTTTCTCAGGTCATCTGCTGTAGCATTAACGGGTTTCCACTCACCAGGTTGGAAACGTTGGTCTCCCATCTTTAATCGGAGACCCTTACCAATAAAACCAGACTGTAGATTACTTAATGTACCTGCATCTGTTAACTGGTTAATATGTGTATTAATCGCTTCGTTTAAGGGGCCAAGAAGGGTCCCAAAACCAATATCATAGAAAGAGCCGTCAGGATTAGGAACAAAAGAAAATTTGGTGTAATACTGAGTAGGCTTGATTGAAGTAATCTTCCTTTTGTCATCTTCTTTAATCCCATCTTGTGTAAAACGAGCTACAATTCTTAGAACAGTCCCAGACTTACGATCAAAAGTAACAATATAAGGTTCTGTATAGCCATCATCATCCAAGTCTAAGAAAGTATGACTTTCTACTAGAGTGTACGGAATAGCTTCATCAGAAACATTATAATTACTTAGTGGTAAATTAACAAATTGATTTGATGTAGGATCTGGTAGTTCTTTATCTAGAAAAATCTTCTGATTTTTTCGTTCTTGTAGAATTCTTTTAGGCATTTCAATAATCTCTGAGACCCGTTCTGCATCTTCAAGAGTTCTTGCCCAATAATTTACTACAAGATTCTTAGGAGAGATTAAATACGATTTAATCTTTTCATCTGCATTAGAATAGAATGTCTTTTTGAACACAGTGCCTACGATAGGTAACATCATCAACATTCTATCCATGTCTTCTTCCCAGTCACACAGTTCATGCATAACCTGATAAGACATGTACATTGCTACTCTATCTGCTTTATCTTGTTTTACACCATCAGGATCATTACCGATCACAATAGCTTTAACAACTTTACCATCTGATGGGACTAGACTTGGATAAGCTCTAGCAGCAAACTGCATAGCAGCAGTAGAGATTAATGGATACTTAACATTAGAGGCTTTATTCCAAGGAAAGGACTTATCTTCACGTACTTGCATGGCAAGTTTAGTCCACTCATCGATAGAATTTTCCCATTCTTTTCTAGAGTTTAGATCAATCTCAAATTGATATTTTAAGGTTGATCCAATTTTGTTTAACTTTTCTTCAGTTAGGCTTTCCGCAATATTCTTAGATTGCAGAATCTTGTCAATCTCACGTTCTTGCTGTTCTTGAACATCAGTATCCTGTGTAGCCTGACCTTCCTGCATCCCCATGTTCGGAGTCTCGTAATTCATTGCGATATTCCTCTTCCTCTTCTTCTTGCTTGGTAGGAGCTTCTACCATTTTATCTAAAAGGAGCCCTAAATAAGCAAAAGAGTCTACTTGGTCATCATGTTTCCCACGGGGAAATGAACATAGTTCATCTTCAAAGATGGGGTACCAATCTTCTTCTTTAGCGAATTTCACTGATTTAGCACGCATACGTGCTTGAATAGAACGAGCCCGACTAATCTTATCTTTACCACCATGTTTTAGTGCGATAATGGACGGAAAACAATTTTGACGAATCATTTCTTCCCGAAGGAACGGGCCGATAGCTTTAGTAACTTGCATTTCCTCAATGCCAATGCACTCAGGACGATACAAACGTTCAAGCCCTAAGAGTGTGTCCACAATCTCGCGCCCATCTAGTCGTTCTCGAATAACTTGTTTTATATGAAGTACCCTGTTCTCATCAATTCCACCGATAACAAATGTGGAATAGTCAGCAGTATCTTCTTTTGAAATAGCTAAATCTACACCAATATAGTAATGTAGTCTAACATCTTTATGTTCTTTTTCTATCGATAAGAAATCATTACGTTTAAAGTATGAAACCGATTCATCAATAGGAATATTTAAGTATTCCTGTGAGTAAGATTCTGGAATACCTTGATCAACATACTCTTGTCTCTTTGTAATAAACCACTCTTTATCAAATCTAGATGCCCAAAGAATCTTCTTAAAGTCATCTGTATGAGCACGATATTTAACTGATAACCAGGCAGTACCGCGTCGAGTTGAATATGTTTTTAGGTCTTCTACCACCGTCATTTTATCATGCATAGGTGGCATTAAACGTTCTAGCAAACTATCCGCATGAAGAATTGTACCCACGTAACGGACAATACCATACGCAGATTTACAAGGAACCAGAGCCGAGAAAAACCATTTACGAAACTTTTCACGTCTTTCCTTATTTAGAACGATTTCATCATTTTCCAAGTCATCACAGACAATTAAGTCTGGACGTTTATTGTTCCATTTAAGACCACGAACCTTCTGTTCTGAACCCTTAGCTTGAACACGGAACATATGTCCGTCTTCACAACCAACAATCAGATCATCTTCAGAGTCTTTCAGGAATTCTTTAATCTTGAATAGCAGCCGGAGCTTTTCGTTATCCAGTAGTTCCTTCTTAATATCAGCAAGGAATTGGACACTCTGGGCTACCGTGTCTGAGACGATGAGTACATAGGATCGCTCCCGAAATACAAGGTTTGCCAGAGTGTACGCAAAGGTTAACGAAGTAGATTTAGCATGTCCCCGTGGTGCGCATAGAGCTACTTGAGGGTGTGGATCACAAAAATATTTCCACCATTCTTTATGGCAGGTAGGAGACTCAACTGCTCCATCAAAGTTCTTTTGTAGAAGTGATCCTACGAATCCTTCAATGATATCCGCAGTAAGCATTTATATCCTTTATGGCGCCGACCCAAGGACTCGAACCCTGACAAACAGTTTTGGAGACTGTCGTGCTGCCAATTACACTAGGCCGACGTATCTGGAGCGGAGTCACGGAATCGAACCGTGTATAACTAGCTTGGAAGGATAGGGAGCTACCATTGCTCATACCCCGCTTAATATTTATTTCTTTTCCCGACGTGATGTTTGAGATTTGACTGTAGAGTTTGAATTACGACTGAAAGAACGGTTAGTAGACTTCGGAACAGCCCGCAGATTAGATCGAGAATTAGACCCACCGTTGTTGAGTGGCTTTTTATGATCAACGTCTTTACCATCCCCCTTGTGGACTAAGCCCTCTTTGGATAGTTCTCTCCGAGCTGCATTCCGCTCCGCTCGGTTGTGTTTCTGTTCCGCTGTTCCTTGGTACTTCTGGTACTCCTTCTTGTAGTCCCGTTTCCCATTCTTCATGTAGGGCATTCTCTTGAACCTCCGTCACATCCGTGACATCTAAAATTTCTTTCTTCTTAGATCCATTGAATTTGGAGAATTCTTCTGCCAATAGTTTCAATGTATCTGCCATTGTCTCTTGTGTCTGTAGCGCAGACTCATCCAATTTCTGCTTATCAATTTTTTCTTGACGTTCCAACATATCATTGGCTAATTTGGATATATCTCGTAAAGCTACAGGTTTTCTAATCAGTTCACCAGTTTTATTATTTAAAACTATGTCACCGTTCTCTAGTCGATCTTCGATCATTACCAGAGATTTATCTACGATTTTAGAAAGCTTATCCTTAGTTTCACTACGTTTAGCGTTCTTGATCTCGTATTCATATTCTTTCCACCAAGGTCTAGATTTCCAAATTCTGAGAAGACCATATGCAATTCCAGTGGCACCAGCCACGATTCTCATATTTCCTACAGCAAGATATGCTGTAACAGCAGCAATCTTCTGTTCTTCAGAATAATGTTGACCATGTTCATGGGTTTTATTTAAGTTGGATATTTTTAACATTTTCTACTCAGAAATAATATACAGGGTATATTATACCATATTTTAAATAATTTGTCAATAGTTTAGTAAAAATATTTTAGGCTGCCGACTATTTTGAGGCAGCATAACTATTTATTTTAAGCAGGATGCTTAATACTTTCTTTTCTTTTTAAATAATACGATTAGTATTATTTATTTCTTTTCTTTATTATTATATTTATTATATATATATATATATATATTATATTATATATAAGGAGCGGTATAAAATTATAGTGCGAGCTGCGGTAGCACGAGCTGAGACATGAAATCCGTCTGATAGGGCTTACTTTTAAAAATATATTGTAGCGATACAAGATGACTTACCCAAAAATATAACCACACAAGTTTTCCCCCTACCCCCTCCTGAATATAGAATGCTTTCAGAATCAGTGTTCTAAATAAGAATGATTCTCATTTGGAGGGTATATTTAGGGGTGATTAAATTGGTTGACTAGGCAACTAATATCCTGATATAGGCCCCCATTACATATGATCTAACCATTCCACGATCTAATCCTATACACCACAATGCCATTTAAACGCATTTAAACCCCCCTAGAATCGATTAATAACCCCCTCCTGCTACCCTGATATCAACCCAGTAATTTATAACGTTGTAAAGGCTTATAAACGATTCTGTTGTTACATTTGTTACAAACAGGTACACTTTAGTGCTTGACATGCTTTGTGAGATAGGCATAATGGGAACTGTCAGAGATGACATGTTCTTTAACAATCTAGTCAATTCGTGCCTGTCTGGCACATACTTAGAGCATCTAGTGATGTCATGAGGGCAGACGCTTCTAGCCCGTTATCATGGAAGGACACCAGACAGGTCAGACCTAGTAGAGGAAACAAGCAGTCATGTTTGAACTGTGAACTACTAGGGCAGGATGCGAACACCTGACGATGAGGGTAAACCCTATTGACTAGAGTTAAAATAACGTGCCACAATGGCGTACGTTCTTTAATAACTTGTTGACTACTATTCACCCTGGTGACGTGCCTTATGGCATGGATCGGTGTATCTTGACGGAACGTGTGAGGCGTTAGGCTGTGCCCTACCTCATACAAGGGCAACCCTCTGAGGCGAAAAGATATCACACTAAATACAACAGGTTAAAATAGCGGTTGACAGGTGATTAAAAGACGTATAGACTTCGGTCATGATCTTTAACAACTGAGTTGAGCTAGGGTTTTCTAGGATGTTAAACCACACCTAGGAGATTTATATGTCTTTCCAATATTTTTTTGATTATTCAGACCGCGCCTATTATGCAACAATTGAATGTTGCGAAGAGGGCAGGCCCGTGTCTTTAATTGGTTTCCGTGATGGGAAACTGATTAAATACTGGTGATGGTGAGGGGCTTTATGCCCTCATCCTAGAAAATCTTAGCTTGACAAGGTTGTAATTAAGACCTACACTGTAGGCAATGGTTAAGTCTCCTGCAAAAGCAGAACAAAATAAGACTTGACAACAGAGCTAGACTGTGCTCCAATACAGTCAA